TCAAAATAAATATGCTATAATATAATATAGTTACGACAATTAAGATGTCATGCCTAGAAAGAAGTCTGAGCACTATGTAAATAATAAAGAACTCTTAGAGGCATTGATAGTCTATCGAGAGAAAGTTGCTATTGCAAAAGAAAAAGATCTACCGAAGCCTAGAATTACCAATTATCTTGGATCTTGTTTTTTAAAGATTGCAACACACCTGTCATATAAACCAAATTTTGTAAACTATATGTTTCGTGATGATATGATATCTGATGGTATTGAGAATTGTGTACAGTACATCCATAATTTCGATCCAGAGAAGTCTCGTAATCCTTTTGCATACTTTACACAGATTATACATTATGCCTTTCTGAGACGCATACAGAAGGAGAAGAAGCAGTTAGATATAAAAAATAAAATTATTGAAAAGACTGGATTTGATGAAGTCATGACAGTTGAAGATGGTGCCTTGACAGGAGCGATGTCTGAGTATAATACAATTAAAGACAACATTGCACAAAAGAAAAATAGATGATTTTACCCGGATCTACAGTTAAAGTGATAGATGAAAATTCAATCTATCGAGGATATGTTGGATGTGTTCAGAGAATACAAGGTAAGAAAGCAGCAGTTCTTATGGATTCACATACTCCTTGGGATAAGATGATTACATTTAAATTATCTGAGTTGCGTGAGCAAACCGAAGGTTTTCAATATTATCCAAAGAAAAAATGAGAGTTGCTATTATAACAGACACCCACTACGGTGCTCGTAAGGGTTCAAAACATTTGCATGACTATTTTGAACTATTCTACAAAAATGTATTCTTCCCCTCGCTAGAGGAGGAAGGCATTGATACTATTATTCATATGGGTGATGTATTTGATAGTCGTAAGTCAATTGATTACTACAGTCTTGAATGGGCTAAGAGAGTTGTATTTGAACCAATGAAAAAGTATCAGGTTCATGCAATCACAGGAAATCATGATTGTTACTATAAGAATACGAATGAGATTAACTCTCCAGAGTTACTATTGAATGATTATACTAATATAAAAACCTATTCAAAAGCAACTGATATTAATATTGATGGACTAGATATTCTTCTTTTACCTTGGATAAGTGTAGATAATCATGATGAGACTCTTGAAGTTATTCAAAATTCAAAAGCAAAGATTGCAATGGGACACCTTGAGATTAATGGATTCAAGGCAACTCGTGGTCATATGATGGAAGATGGTATGCCTAAACAGGTGTTTGACAAGTTTGATAATGTATTTTCTGGACACTTCCATACTCGTTCAAGTGATGGTAAGATTCATTATCTTGGTAATCCATATGAGATGTTTTGGAATGATGTCAATGATCCTAGGGGGTTTACCCTATTCGATACGGATACTTTAGAAAGAGTTCCAATTAACAATCCTTATAAATTGTTTTATAACATATATTATGAAGATACTAATCATAAGTTGTTCAATACCACTGAATATAAAAATAAAATTGTAAAAGTCATTGTTCGTAAAAAGTCAAGTCCAAAGGAATTTCAAAAGTTTATTGATAAACTCTATCGATCAGAAGTTCAAGACTTGAAGATAGTTGAAAACTTTGCAATCGTTGAGAATGAAGAGTTTGATATTGAAGAAGATGAAAATACAATTTCGATATTGAATCGTTATATTGATGAAGCAGAGATTGAGTTTGATAAGGGAATTGTAAAAAACATCTTTCGTGATCTGTACAGACAAGCCTGCGAGGTAGAATAATGTTCCTTCTTTCACTTAGACATCGTAGAGACGATGGTGCTTTTGCAGTCCAAGACTCAAATGGTGATAAAGTTCTCTTTCTATTTGAGGAAGAGGATGATGCGGAGAGATATAAACTAATGTTACAGGATCTAGAAATTGATGTAGATCATAAAATGGATATCATCGAAGTTGATGATGACCTTGCCATAAAGACCTGTAGCATGTATAATTATAAGTATGCTGTCATCACACCTGATGATCTTGTGATTCCAAATAGTAATGATAAAATTCAAGAAGATTAAGTGGAAAAATTTCCTGTCAACAGGAGACCACTGGACAGAGATTGATTTCCTTGAGAAAAATACAAACTTAATAATCGGACATAATGGTTCAGGTAAGAGCACTTTGTTGGATGCACTTACCTTTGTTTTGTTTAATAAACCATTTCGTAAGATTAACAAATCTCAGTTAGTCAATACTGTAAATGAAAAAGAATGTCTAGTCGAACTAGAGTTTGATGTAAATGCAAGAGAGTATGTAGTTCGTAGAGGAATGAAACCAACTGTATTTGACATTGAAGTTAATGGTTCTCCTTTACATCGACAGGCTGATGATCGATCAAATCAAAAGATATTAGAAGAAAATATACTTAAAGTTAATTATAAATCGTTTACACAGATAGTCATACTTGGAAGTAGCACCTTTGTTCCTTTTATGCAACTGTCAAGTTCAGTTCGCAGAGATGTGATTGAGGATTTACTTGATATTCGCATCTTCTCATTTATGAATAACTTATTAAAAGATAAGTTAAGAATACAAAAAGAACAAGTTCGATCTCTTAACTTAAAAAGAGAAAACTTAGAAGATAAGATTAAGATGCAAGATAAGTTTCTTAAGGAGATAGAGAATCGCAGTAAAGAAGATGTGCGTAGTCGAAAACAAAAGATTAATGATTTAATTAAAGAAACTGATGAATATGTGATTACAAACGAAGAGTTAGAAAGTGAAGTTCGCGATACGACTAAGGAACAGGAAAAGTTTGTAGGTGCTGACAAAAAACTGTCCAAACTGAACAACTTTAAAGGGCAGATATCTAATAAGGTATCCAACATTACGAAAGAGCATAAGTTCTTTAAGGAGAATACGGTTTGTCCCACCTGTACTCAACATATAGAAGAAGACTTTCGTTTAAATAAGATTGAAGATGCTCAATCTGAGGCTAAGAAACTTAAAAAAGGTTTTGAGGACTTGGAAAAAACTATCGAAAAAGAGAAGGAAAAAGAGCGTCAGTTTGTCAAACTAACAAAGGAGATTACTAAACTCAATAATGGCATTTCTAAAAACAATACTCACATCTCTATCAACCAGAAACAGATTAGAGAACTTGAATCAGAAATTCAAACTATTACCGAGCAATTTAAAAATAGAAATACTGAACATGAAAAGTTAGAAGAGTTTAAAACTAGTCTCAAAACAACTGACGATAAACTTTCCGAAAGAAATCAAGACATAGTTCATCACGACTTTGCGTATTCCTTACTCAAAGATGATGGAGTTAAGACTAAGATAATTAGAAAATATCTACCACTTATCAATCAGCAGGTCAATCGTTACTTGCAGATGATGGATTTTTATATCAACTTTAAGTTAGATGAGGAGTTTAATGAAACAGTAGAGTCACCAATACATGAAGACTTTTCATATTCATCTTTTAGTGAAGGTGAGAAGATGCGTATTGACTTAGCCTTATTGTTTACATGGAGAGAGGTAGCAAGAGTCAAGAACTCTGTTAACACTAATCTATTAATCATGGATGAAGTATTTGATAGTTCTCTTGATGGATTTGGTGTAGATGAATTTATGAAGATTATTCGTTTTATCATTAAGGATGCTAATATATTTGTTATATCACATAAGTCAGATTTACATGATAAGTTTGATAACCTTATGAAGTTTGACAAAGTTCGTGGATTTAGTAGGAGGATTGCATGAAGATTTTAGTCACCGGCCATCTTGGTTTTATTGGTAGTCATGTATATGAATATTTTTTAAAAGAAGGTCATCAAGTAGATGGATATGACATTCCACATGATTTGGGTGATTTCAAAACAAATAAAAAATATGATTTGGTGGTACACCTTGCAGCGAATGCTGCAATTCGTGAAGCAATCGAAAATCCTGATGCATTCTGGGAAAACAATGTTACCAAATCCATACCAATATTTGAGTATTGTAGAGAAAATAATGTAAGATGTTTGTATGCAAGTTCTGCATCTGTATACGAATGGTGGATTAATGCTTATGGCATCACCAAGAAAGTAAACGAAATTCAAGCTCCACCAAATAGTGTAGGCATGAGATTTTTTAATGTATACGCAGAGAAAGTAAGTCGCTCAGATATGTTATATCGGATGCTAGAGGACAAGACCGCCACATATCTCACAAGACACAAGAGGGATTGGATTCATGTCAAAGACATTGTGTCAGCGATTGCACTTCTTGCAGAAAATGACTACATTGGAGTCTTAGATGTAGGAACTGCAAATCCTGTTGCAGTGATTGATCTTGCAACTAAGATGGGTATGGGCCACCTACCTATTAAGGAAGATACACCGGGTGAAAGAGATATCACATGTGCGGATATCACAGAATTACAGAAACTTGGTTGGTCTCCTACAATAAATATTTTGGACACTGTTAAGTAATGTAACATGCTTTCAACTCAATATCGTCTTCGCTTAGACAGAATATGTAAAGCCATAGTGGAAGGAAGAGAAGTTCCACTCAATGAAATGATCTGGGCAGAGAAACTTGCAAAGGCGAATACCACTGCAGCAACATGGATGAGACAGGCACGACAGAAGGCATCAAACCCTGATATGAAGGCAGGAGGAACCGATGATTTTCTGAATAGGATGGGATTAGGAGAACCCGACCCATCCGATTATAGAGGAGGGTTCGACAGTGCAGACGACATTGGAGAGTGGTTCAATCGCAAAAAACCAGATGATTGGCGACAAAGGGATTGACAAATCTAAATAAATCGTATACAATGGTAGAATGAAGTGTATTCATCATGAAATATAGTCCTTACACACCAGAGTGGAATCGTAAAAGATATCTATCTGAAGCAATCGAAACTTATTTTAAAGAAGGAGTAGAACCAAAAGATATAGTTGGTGACATCTTAGATGTTTTATCAGAAGAAGTATCTTACTATAAAGGCCGTGCAAATAGTTTACAAGAAGTATTAGACGGTATTCAAGAATCTTAGGAGAGTCATGAGAGTCCCTAATTGGCAGCATCATTCCAAAAAGGAACAGAAGCGTCATCTCAAACCGCAAGCATTAAGACAAGCAAGAAAACGAAGTAGACAGTTGACAAAGTGTCTACTA